CCTAACAATGAAAGACGTTTGGGAAAAAGCCTATGAGGATATTAAATGATTTTGAATGTGACAACGGTCATCTAAGCGAACACTTAGTTGATCGTTCAACAGACCGTGTGCAATGCCCACACTGTGACTTACTAGCGACAAGAAAGTTAGCAGCTCCTCGGAGTAAATTGGAAGGTATCACTGGTGCTTTTCCAACTGCTTATGATCAATGGGCTAGGGTTCACGAACAGGCAAATAGAGTAGCACAGTCTAAGTCCTTTTATGAAGGGTAGCTTAGATTCCTTTTTAATTCCTAACAATTGGGTTATCCCGACTAGGAGAGCAGATGGCTGAATTTGTAGAATCTCAAGATGATGAAATCGTAGGTGATGAATTTCAAGCTGAAGAAGTTAAGTCTCAATCAGCACCACCTCCAGAGGAACCAGCGATCCCTGAGAAGTACAAGGGCAAATCGATGGATGACATTATTAGGATGCACCAAGAGGCTGAAAAGCTAATCGGTCGTCAAGCACAGGAAGTTGGTGAAGTTCGTAAACTTGCTGATGAACTTATTAAGAGGCAAATCTCACCGCAGGAACAACCTGCTAAAGCTATCGAAGATGATACTGACTTTTTTGCCGATCCTGTTAAGGCAGTTAACAAAGCAGTAGAAGCGCATCCCGCTGTTGTACAAGCACAACAAGCAGCTATGCAAATGGCTAGGATGCAGACAGCGAACAGGCTAGCTCAAAGTCACCCTGATTACACTCAAGTGATCGCTGATCCTGAGTTTGCAACATGGGTGAATGAGTCACCGATTCGTCAGAGACTATACGCAGCAGCAGACAAACAATTTGATTTCGATTCAGCTAATGAGTTGTTAGCTAACTTCAAAGCATTAAAGAAGATGAAACAGGAAACTGTTCAACAAGCAGCACAGCAGCTACAGGATCAACGTAATCAAACATTGAAAGCAGCTACTGTAGCAGTCGATGGTGCTACTGGTGAAGCGAGCAAGAAAATTTATCGTCGAGCAGATCTTATTCGACTACAAATGACAGACCCTGAGCGTTATATGGCTTTACAAGATGACATCATGGCAGCCTATAACGAGAATAGGGTTAGATAACCTAAACTTTTAAGGAATTTAAAATGGCATCAGCAGCATATCCTGGAGGAAGTGGCTCCATTGTTAACAAGACCAATGCGGATAAATTTATCCCAGAAATTTGGTCCGATGAAATTATCGCATCTTACAAAAAGAATCTTGTTATGGCGAACCTCGTCAACAAGATGACGATGCGTGGTAAGAAAGGTGATACGCTTCACATTCCTAGCCCCACTCGTGGTGCAGCGTTCGCTAAAGCAGCTAACACTGCTGTTACGATTCAGGCTAACGTAGAGTCTGAAGTACAGGTTAGCATCAACAAGCACTACGAATACTCACGCCTCATCGAGGACATCGTAGAAGTTCAGGCATTAGCATCACTTCGTCGTTTCTATACGGAAGACGCTGGTTACGCTCTTGCTATCCAAGTTGACAGCGATCTTATTCAGATCGGTCGTCTCTTCAACGGCTCACACGCTGCTGGCGCTACTGGCGACTACAGCGTCACTGGCACAACCACTGCCTACATTGGTGGTGATGGTACGACAGCTTTCTCTGGTGGCTCTGGCGCTGGTAACGCATCTGCACTGACTGATGCTGCTATTCGTCGTACGATTCAGCGTCTTGATGATGCTAACGTACCCATGGATAGCCGTTACTTTGTTATTCCTCCTGTTGCTCGTAACACTCTTATGGGCTTGTCTCGCTTTACTGAGCAAGCATTCGTTGGTGAGCAAGGCGGTAACAACACCATCCGTAACGGTCAGATTGGTGATGTATACGGTGTTAAAGTGTTTGTTTCTAGCAACGCTGACACTGCTTACAGCTCTTCTGGTACAGCTCCTCGTGCTTGCTTGATGTTCCACAAGGATGCAATGGTCCTTGCAGAGCAAATGGCTGTTCGCTCACAGGCTCAGTACAAGCAAGAGTACCTAGCTACGCTTTACACTGCTGACACCCTTTACGGTGTTGCAGAGCTGCGTAACGATGCTGGTATTGCCCTGATCATTCCTGGTTAATATCAATTGGGGCTTAACCAGCCCCTCTAACTAAGGAGATTATCATGGCTGCTTCTGCTGTAAATGTTCGTCGTGGAACCGATCAGTTTCGTGGTTTGTTTAGCGATACTTGGTCTGTAACCGCTACTTTGAATCTTGCTTCAGTTGCTGATGCAGAAACTCAAGTAGACACGGTTGCTGTTCCTGGTGTTGCTTTAGGCGATGTTGTGTTGGCTTGTTCGTTTGGTGTCGATGCTGCTGGTCTAAGTATTACTGCTTATGTATCTGCTGCTGACGTTGTAACGATTGCCGCTAACAACAACACTGGTGCTGCTGTTGATCTCGCATCAACAACTATCAAACTAGCGATTGCTCGGTTAGTCTAACGAGAGAGCCTCTTCGGAGGCTCTTTCATCATAAGAGGTCACAATGGTTACTTTTAGATGTATATGGTCAAACAACTTACTTAATGTAGAATATGACTTTGATATTGCTGAGATGAGAAAACATCCTGATTACGAAGAAGTAAAAGAACAAGAAGAAAAGAAAACTGAAAAGGTCCAAAAGGGTAAGAACACCAAAGAGGATTGATTAGCATGTCTAACTATATAAAGACAACTAACTTTGCTGCAAAAGACTCGCTACCGAGTGGTTCTGCTGGTAAAATTATTAAAGGTACTGAGCACGATACTGAGTACAATAATATTGCCACAGCTATTGCTACGAAGTTAGATGCTGCGGATGCTGTGACAGCCAGTAGTACCACAACATTTACAAATAAAACTATAGCCTATGCGTCAAATACACTAACAGGTGTTGCTGGCACTGCTGCTGCTAATACGTTTTCAGCAAAACAAACTTTCTCAGGATCTACAAGCAGTGTTTCGTCATCGTTCATAAACATTGTTGAACCTGCTACTGTGTCCGCGACAGCAGCAACAGGTACAATTAATTTTGATGTAACTACACAGTCTGTCTTATACTATACATCAAATGCTTCAGCAAACTGGACAGTTAATTTCAGAGCTTCTAGCGGAACATCTCTAAACACAGCGATGGCTACAGGAGAAGCTATTACTGTGGTTTTCTTAGTAACACAGGGGTCAACAGCTTATTACAATAGTGCTGTAACAATAGATGGGTCTTCTGTAACACCTAAGTGGCAAGGAGGTACAGCACCATCGTCAGGTAACACAAATTCTATAGATGCTTACACATACACTATATTTAAAACAGCTAGTGCTACTTTTACAGTGTTTGCATCACAGACTAAGTTTGCTTAAGAGACTATAATGCCAACACTAATTACAAGAGGAGCAGCATCGTCTTATGGTTTTGGTTTTGGAAGCACTCCAGCAGTTTTAGCTGATCCTTACTTTAATTACACAACATTGTTACTACCAGGAAACGGCACCAACGGCGCACAAAACAATACGTTCCTTGATTCATCAACCAACAACTTCACGATCACCCGCAACGGCGATACGACCCAAGGCACCTTCAGCCCATTCAGCCCGACGGGGTGGGGGAACTATTTTGATGGGAGTGGGGATTATTTAACACTGTCCTATTCAACCAGTGCGTTTGATTGGTGGACGGGGGACTATACGTTAGAGGCATGGGTCTACCCTGAAAGTTTTGATGGGTTTTATTACTCAACAAACTTTCCGTGTTTTATCGGAAACATGGATCCTACAGCCACTTCCAACCCTGACAACCGATGGACATTTGGCATCCTTGCTGACGGCATGGTTCGCTTTTACTACTACAACGGGAGCGGAAACTTTGTTTCGTCGGCATCTGGCGCGGCGAAGTTAAATCAATGGAATCACATTGCCATGACGAAAACATCGTCTGGCATTTCGATCTTCGTAAATGGTGTGGGAACTAGTCCCGTTGCAGTATCTGGCACTCCCCAAAGCACTACGAGCCAGCCTCTTTTGATTGGCGGCTGCGCTGCTTCAGCAACTCGCATTAAGGGTTATACAAGCAATCTGCGAATTGTTAAAGGCACTGCCGTCTATTCTGGTACAACTTACACGGTACCAACAGCTCCTCTTACAGCCATCACCAATACAACCCTACTGACTTGTCAAAGCAACCGCTTCATCGACAACTCGGCTTCTCCACTAACCATCACAGTCAACGGCAACCCAAGCATCCAAGCCTTCTCACCCTTCCAACCAACATCGGCATGGAGCGCGTCAACAAACGGCGGCAGCGGGTACTTTGATGGGAGCGGGGATACGCTGTCTGCGCCAAGCGGCGCATCTATCTCAGGCACGGGCGACTTTCAAGTCTCGTGCTGGATCTACCCGACTGTCGTTCCATCAACATATCAGGTCATTGTTTGTGGCGACACAAGCGGAAGCCTCGCAGCATTTATTTTGAACGGGACATCGGGCCTTGCAGGCGCTCCGTCTGGAACCATCAGCTATGGCCGGACGCTGATTACGCCCGAAGGCAATACAAGCAACACCGTCAACTGGAATGCGTGGAACCACCTTGTAATTTCTCGCGTATCAGGAACGCTGCGAATCTTTATCAATGGCGTTCAGGGCTACTCGGCCGCGAATACCACAAATTACGTAAGCAGCGTGGTTCGCATTGGTGCAGATGGCGGTGGCACCGTTCTCTACTACCCTGGATATATCGCTGATGTCAGGTACGTGCAGGGTGCTGGCGTTACATCAGTAACCGTCCCAACGTCCCCCCTCACCGCCATCACCAATACCAGTCTGCTCCTCAACTTCACCAACGCAGGCATCATCGACAGCACTGCCAAGAACGATCTAGTCACGGTAGGCAACGCGCAGATCAGTACCACGCAGTCAAAGTTTGGTGGGGCTTCGTTGTACTTTGATGGGACTGGGGACAATGTAGACGCCCCTTCCTCGCAAGCTACGACATTCGGTACTGGAGATTTCTGTATTGAGTGGTGGATGTATCCAACAGGGGCTGGCAGTAGCCCGATTATGTTTGGATTAGGTCCAACTGGTGGTGGCAATAATTTCAATATACATTACAACATTAGTAGCAATGGCACAATCCAAGTTTTTATTGACGCATTGTCCGGCAGTGCAATTATGCAAAGTGGGGTTCTTAGTTCCAGCGTCTGGACTCACGTTGCTGTGACCCGTAACGGAAGCTCCTTCCGACTATTTATCAACGGAACACAAGCTGCTACTTACAGTAATTCGGGATCGGTTAACTCTGGATATTTAAGAATCGGGCCGGGTTACGTTGGTTATATTGACGACTTCCGCATCACTAAAGGCATAGCCCGATACACCGCCAACTTCACCCCACCAACAGCAGCATTCCCGCTAAAGTAAGGACTAATAATGCTTTACTCTAAGAAAGGATCAATTCCAAAACCGCAAACAGATGGTACTGATGGGTGGGTCGAAGTCGCCGATCCTCCTGTAGCCCCTGAAGGCATGGAAACAGTTTGGTGGCATCATCCTGGTTGGGTTGTTCGTCCTATTAAACCAGATGCCGAAGAAGGTTTTGTTTGGAAATGGAGTCAGTCTGAAGAACAATGGAATAAGTATCCTGTTTCTGTTAATACTGAAGCAGTTATTGAGTTATCTGGTTTTTCTGGTATGACAGTTAGTAGTTTTACCGCTAATACTTCAATGTTATTTGGTGACTAACAATGGCTATGCACCTAGACGAACAAGCTAAGCAGCTAGGAGACGCTGTCTCAATCATTACGGTTGTAGGTACATTGGCTAACTTATTACCAGCTATTGCTGCAATCCTCACTATTGTGTGGACAGCTATTCGTATCTGGGAAACTGATACCATTCAATCTATATTTCGTAGGAACAAGGAGAAAACA